GGCGGTTCGTATAACATCCTTGGAAAAAGTATATCTGGCGGTAACTACGGCAATTGGACGCCCATTTTCTGCGGGTTTGGTATCAACGATAATTTCCTTCACTAGGGCCCGGACAATTTCCCTGCGGACTTCAAAGGGAGGGTCGGAATGGAGTTTAGCCCGCAGGTCCGCCAGGAGCTCCTCGGCGGTGTTAAACTGATTAATCAACGTCTCCTCTGCGGCAATCTGCCGGTCGAGCTCCCGCACTCGCTCTTCCAGAGCTTTTCTTTCCTGGGTGATTTTCTGGAGCTGTTGCTCTACGTCCAGACTGCTGATAATCCTTTTGCGGTAGAGGTCGAGAATGCTTTGCTTCTCGGCCTCTTTTTCGTTTAGGGCCATAAGTGCCTTTTGCTTCTCGGCTTCCAGTGCTGCCCGTTGCGACTTTCTGACCTCCATCGTAGCCGCTAGCTCCTGGATAGCTTCCCCTGGGTTTTCGATGAAATTGACACACTCCTGCCATACAAGGTCCTCTATCCACTCTGCCGGCACGTTTTTAGACGTACACCTCCCTTGGAGCGGACCTCTGTAAGCCGTTTTTCCACCGCAAACATAGTATACCTTTGGCTTACCACCGGGACCACCGAAGGCCGTTCCATGATAGGTCAGGCCGCATATCCCACATTTGATGAGCCCGCGAAGCAAATACTGACGGTGCTTGCTGTTTTTTACTGCCTCCAGCTGATTTTCTCTGAGTACCTGTTGAGCTTTTTCCCAAATTTCTTCAGACACTATAGCCGGCACTTTGCGAGGAATGAGCTCGCGCTTCTTATTAGTCCTGCGGCCATAGTAGTGTATCCCCTTATAGGTGGGGTTAACAATCATATTCCTCACCCGCGCGGGCCTCCATATGCCGGCAGTATTCACCTTGCGCTTGCCACGCTTTACCTGCCTTCCATCCTTGACGTAGGCCGGCGGCACCCCAAGGGCATTAAGGTAATCGGCCACTTTGATAGTGGAATACCCTTCTTCTGCGACAAGGCGGTAAATAAGCCTGATAACATCGGCCTCGCTCATATCCATACCTGGGAGAGGGTCTTCGTTAATTTCAAGATAGCCGTCCTCGTTCACCCGGTACCCATAGGGTACAATTCCGCCTAGCCACTTTCCAGCCCGGGCGGCCCTATTAGCCCCGTGCCACATCCGTTCAAGAATTGTTTCACGTTCAAGGTCGGCTACACCAGCCAAGACCGTAAGTAAAAAGCGACCGTTAGGGTCGCCAGTGTCGAAGGGTTCCGTCATGCTACGAATTTTCACGCCGTGCTGTTCCAGCTCGTACACGGCGTTCAAGATTATTCTTGCGGAACGTCCCAATCGGTCGAGACGATAGATAAGAAGGAGGTCGAATCTCTTCTTTTTTGCATCCTCCAGCAACCTCTTGCCCTCCGGTCGCTGCTCCAATGGGATGGTGCCGGTTATCCCGTCATCCTTGTACCATTCCACTATTTCCAGCTGGTGGAGGTCGCAATATTTGGCCGCAAATTCTATTTGATTTTCAATCGTTCCGCGTTCTGCCTGGTCCTCTGACGAGACGCGGGCATAGACTGCTACTCGGTTCATTACCACATCACCTCAACGCGGGGGATTACAAACGCTGCAAGGCTCATATCCAGCGGCTTTTGCATCACTGAGGCTCATGGGAATTTTACTCTTCGTCAGGTATCGGCAGCCGTCACGGTGGTATTTCTTTCCCGTCCTGGTGACGTAAACCGTAATTTCTTTTTTATCCTGAACCTGGTCGCCGGCGGGAGCAACCTGGGTGGTGCTTGCAGAAGCCTGTACACTTTGGCCAGAAGAAGCAGGCGGAGCATTCGGCACCGGCCCTAACGCCCACAGCCCTTTATTTCCTTCGCGGGCTTCGGTTTGATACTGGCGAAAGTAGTCTACGTACTTGACGTTTGGGGGTATGGTCAATAGCTGAGCGTAGCCGTCCAGCAGGAGCCGGGCATTAAACATCTTAGCTCGAACTTCCTGGTCATTGAACTCGGTAGGTTTGTCTACCCACACGTAGGCCAATAATCGCCCGTACTTGTCTCGCTCTTGTACATCCTTTTCGAGGTAGACCGTTTTACCGTCAAGCTGGGAACGGGTAAAACTCTCGGCCTCGGGGCCATATGGCTCCACCGGTTGGTTTGGGTGATGGGTTTCTGGCGTATCAACCCCGATAAGCCGGACCGTTTCATCTTTTCCGTCTATACTTACATGGATGGTATCGCCATCAACTACTCTCGTGACCTTTGCAGTTATCAAGGAGACCTGAGTTTTTTGCTCAGACTGGGTAGAGCTTTGGGCCTGCTCCTGAACAGAAGGACCTGGCGGTTGTGCCTGGGGCTCTGTTGCCTGCTGGACCTTAGACGGAGCAACCTGGGCAGTTTGGACCGTCGGAGAGGGGTAAGTAGCTCTATCTGAATGCGAAGCATTAACTGCGCTGACCATCACCAGGACAAGAGCTACCCCGGTTCCGGCCAGCCACTTTTTCCATGCCGGCTTACGCTTGATAGCTGAAACAATCGTTCCTATTAGTGCTATTGGAAGTGCGAGAAAGAGGGTAATCATGCCTATGGCATCCCACATGGCGATTACCCCCTTAGAAGCTCCAGGAAAGCTGCTTGGAAAGTATTTCTTCTACCTTAGCTGGCTGAATGCCAAACTGTTTAGCAACTTCTGCTGTAATGACCTTTTCATCTACACTTGCACCTGGGTTTGCAGCGTTCTTTTCTTTCCAAAGTTTTTGCCAAGCAGCCCATATCTTTACTTCCTCTGGAGTAAGGCGCTTTGACCAATCCTTTTCTTTTAGTTCCCATTTCCATGAGCCGTCGGAAATTAAAACAGCTTCACCTAATGGTAATCCTGACCCTATGTATTCAGGATAATCGAAAGGAAAGATAAGGATGGCGTCAACCTGCTTTTTGTAGCTCTTTTTCACCTCATCAGCCACCGCCTGGCACACTGCTTTCAGTTGCTCGGTATTTGCCGGCTCTTTGACCACAACATAAACCTGGTAGGTCTGACCGCCATATTTCGTACCATAAGAAGTGTTCATGTCTTCTTTAACGGAATGAATTTCATAGGGTACTGTTGCTTTAACGTTTGACTTATCGTTACTCTGAGCAGTCTCTTTTTTCTCTCCTCCACAGCCAACCATTAACATTGCCGTTAAGGTTAAGACCGCAACTAAAGCAAAGAATCTTTTCACTTTACCCTTCCTCCTTTCTTAGTTTTCCTATCCCGCCAACCGGAGTTCCAGCATATCCGGTAGGCTTAACCTAAACCTCACCATATCCTCCGTCACATCGAAACACTCCGCCAACTCCCACACCTCAAAAATGCCCCATTTAAACGCTTGTGCAAGCTTGTCCAAGGGTATTAACCATTGCGCCGCCCACCTTAAAGCCCTATACTCTGCTCTGCTCACCTCCATACGGTCCCGGTAGTGGAAATATGTGCGAGGTATACGGCAACCTACAGTGGTAAAATGGTGACCCAACTCCTCTGCCAACACACACCTGAAATACGCCCTGGGTGCATAGTCGAGGGAGTTAGCCAGCCCAATCACCGGCGGCAAACCAGGGACCGCCCAGTAGACAGCTTCCAGCGGGGGTTCAAAATCCCACCATTCAATGATTATCCCCTCCCGTTCCGCAAGCTGAAACAACTCCATCGGCATAGCATCACCTGCCCGTTTACAATATGGCGAAAAATGTCGAAAGCCCTAAAATAAGCCGAAACCTGCTACCCCTTGGCCGAAGTAGCAGGTCCGTTAATCTTTCTTTTTGCCGTATTTGCGGAGAATGTACTCCTGAAATTCTTCCAAGCTTCGTCGCGCCTCTTCGGGGAGCTCATTCAACGGGTCGTCGGTACGGTGGGCGGCAAGGGTTTCAAAGTCATGAACTGATGCTTTAGGCCCATTCAACAAGTAATCAAGCGATACGTCCAGTACCTCGGCGAGTTTACGGAGCATCTCGGGGTCTGGTTTTCTTTGCTCGCGTTCGTACCTATTAATTGTAGCATCGGAGACATTTAATAGCTTGCCTAATTGAGCCTGTGTAAGCCCCTTCCTTTGGCGGGCCTTTTTTAGTCTTTCTCCAAAACCCATACTCATACCACCTTACCAACTTGGTAATTTTATTCTACCACAAGAGCAAGGGGAAACAAAATATTTCTACCAACATGGTAATTTTCCTCTTGACACTACCATATCGGTAGTTTATAATCAGAAGTGAAAGCTACCAGATTGGTAGGAAGGGGGTCGATAAGCATGAAACGGTATATAGACCTTGCTAAAATCAGAGCACTTCGCAAGCAAAAAGGCCTTACTCAAGAGGACATGGCGCAAGCCTTAGGATATATGACTGCCATCGGTTATCACTATTTAGAAACCGGTAAGCGTCGTATTACTGCTGAAAGGCTTGCAGATATAGCAACCATTTTGGGTGTAAACGTCGATGATTTGTATACCAATGAGCCTACCAATATGGTAGATAGCCCCGCCATCAACGAATAAGGAGGTGATACCCATGTCCCTTCCGGCCCAAGCCCTCACAAAGCAAAAACAGTTTCTCGGCACGGTGGAGGCCCGGGACGAATACGGCACCTGGCCGGTCAAAATCGAGTTGCTAGGGGACCAGTTCATTATCAGCGGCAGATACACCCGCCTTGATACCTACCTCATCGAGACCGACCGGGGCTACCTGGTAGCGGTCACTAACTACAACCGCTGCGGCCACGTCCCGGAAGACTGCACCGTATACGACATCATGGATTACGTAGGCATAGAGAACAAGGTTGACGCCACCACCTTAGCCGCAGCCGTAAGGCATTTGATAGCCGCAGGGCTTGCATTCAGACAACAACCTTCACTTTAATCCTAACTCAAGTGGATGCGAAGTTACAGCAGGGCAAATTCCGCAAAGAAAGGGGGTGAAGACGTGGCTTTTGGGCAGGCGCTAAGGGAGGCGAGGCTGAAGCGAGGCATTACGCAGCAGGCCCTGGGCAGCGAAGCTTACGTAAGTGATTCGCTAATCAGCGATATAGAGCACGGGCGAAGGAAAGGGTCAAAGGAAATCAGGGCTGCACTGGCAAGGGCACTGGACTACGCCAAGCTCTACATGGAAGCAGCGGAAGAAGTGACTGGAGGGGTCTACTGCACGCCTTGGCTCGATGGCGATGGGGTGGACCTTCACCGGACCAGCGTATGGGCTAAAACCTGCGAGGAGCTTAACGAGGCTATCAAAGCGGTGTCCAGCGCGGACGTAATCAACGCCCCGAGCAAGGCGGACGAAGCCCACCGGCAGTTGGTATGGGACAGCTTAATGCAGGTACTCGATGCCCGAGTGGCTATCGACCACTACGTGGCGGTAATATGCGAGGAGTACGGCTACAGCATCCTGGAAGTTTACCAGGAGCACCGCCGGAAACTCGAAAGCCGGGGCTACGTAAAACCCCGGCAAAAAAGAAATGGCTCTTTCTAGAGCCGCTGGAAAAATTCCCTTAGCCCCATTTTACCGCAATCTGGCGGTAAAAGCAAGGGGCACGGTCGGAAAGGAGGCTCGCAGGGAATGAAGCAGCCAAAAGGATTGGTTTACAAAGCTGAATATGAACCTGACATGGCCAGGATGGTCCAGGCCCTGCGGGTGCTCCTGGACTATAATCCACAAAATCCACAGGGTAAGGAGGATGGCCATGGAACAGGTTCTCAATCAAGGGTCAGGGCGCTGCATGAGGTGCAATCGCCCATTAAGCAATCCGCATTCGATAGTCCGCTGTCTCGGGCCGGTGTGCTATAGGAAGGCCGGCGGTGGGATATTTGATGGTGACTTAAACGCCGACGACAAAGAATGGGCCCGCAGGGAAGAGCACTTAAAAGCTGGCGGGGAAATTGATTTCGGCGTTAACTGGCAATACCCCTTGGGCAACGGCTTTAGTGCAAATATGCGGGTTAGTTTAAGATACCGCGACGGAGTTTTTGAGGTTTATGGGAAAATTTACGACTCCCGAGGTGACCGGGAAATTATCATAGCCAGCAGCGGAAATCTTAGAGCTGCTTATAAGGAAGCAATTGCTGCCGGGCCAACCTATACGGCTATGGCCTACCGTGAACGGAAAGAAGTGGCCCGGGCATACATGAAAGCCACAAGAAAAGCGAGTTAGGAGGACCAGCGATGCGGAAAGTATTCCATTTGGCAGTTGCCTTTTTATCAGGTGCTTTGGTATGGCACTTCTTCCTGATGAGCCTACAGGTGCTAGCCAGCCGAAACGGCACAGTTGGAGGAGAAATCTTATTCCTTCCCCTTATGGCGCTCATCTTTTACCTCGGCTGGGCCGTAAAGGACGAGATAAACGAACTAAGGCGGATTGAGAAAAATCAAGGAGGCGGTATAGATGTCCGTTAACAATTCTACCATGCAAATCGATGCCAGCAAAGCTAATGTCCTTGTTCCGACCCAATATCTTCAACAAGTTTCCCCTTGGCACGTTGCAAGAACATCCATTGTCACCGTTAACCCAGACCCCAATTATGGAGACGTTTATAAAGTCGGCAGTCGCTGGAATGAACAGAAGAAAGCTGCAGAAGACATCTTCGCTCTCGGAAAACCGGCTCTCATGCGTATCGCTGCTGCTGCCGGCATCGTTTGGAACTGGAGGGAAAGCGGCCCCCAGGTCATCCAGAAGGACTATGTGGTTTACAAGGCCGTGGGGGCCCTGCGCCTCCCCGATGGTTCATGGCAGCCCATTGTTGCCACCAAAGAAATTGACCTCACCGTTATTGAGGAAGAAACCTACGAAGCTAACCTTAAGAAAGCCCTCGAATATGCTTCCGACCCCAAGAAGCAGGCTGCCTTGAAGGGTATGACGCCCGAGCAGTGGGCGCAGGCACAAACCAAGGCGGCAATGATACAGTGGCGCAAGAACAAGCTCATGCGGGCGGAAACCGGGGCTATGCTCAGGGTCATTCGTGCAGCTTTGGGCATGAAATCACAGTATACCCGCGAAGAGCTTGAGAAGCCCTTCATTGTGCCGCGCATAGACTTTTCCCCTGACTACTCAGACCCCGAGGTTAGAAAGGCTCTCATTGAAAATGGCATCCAGGCGATGGCGACTTTATTCGGCCAGTCGGCACCGACTTCGCCGGCACTCGGCCCAGGTGGTGGTAGCTCGCCTTTCTCGGGCTCCCATCCTGCTCTGACGGGGCCTGACATTGATGACGATATGCCTTATGCAGTCGAGGATGCGGCCTTCGCTGAAGATGAAGCTTCGCAGTTCCAAGAAGAGGAGCAGCCGAGTGCTCAGGAACAGCCGCAACAGGAGGAACAAATTGCCGAAGGACAGATGGGATTGTTCCCGGGAGCTCCTGCGCCCTCTCCGCCTACAGCTGCCAAGACAACAGCTAAGAACGGCAAGGCAGTGGCTTATTGCGAAGTGTGCGGAAACGGCATAACTGAGAAAGTCCTGCAATACAGCCAGCAAAAGTATGGTAGGGCCTTGTGCTACCGCTGCCAAGGCAACGGGGGTGCTAAGGCATGAAAATCCTTGCAGCTCCCGACCTCCATTGCTTCTGGCCGAATTACAGCCGCACCCTTGAAGACGGCACCCCCTCCCGGCTCGACGACTGGCGCAGGACCGCCAGCGCCCTGGCGGATGTGGCGATGGCCCATAGAGTGGCCGTCGCCCTCTTCCCGGGCGACTTCTTCCCAAATTCGAGGCCGGCACCAGCACAGGTGCTGGAAGTGGTCGAATTATTCTCTCGCTTGGAGCAGCTCGGAATCTCCGTCGTGGGGTGCGCCGGCAATCATGACCTGCTTGGCCCTGGCCAGCCGTCGCCAGTGGATGTGGTGGCTCGTTTCTCTCCTGACGGAATGCGCTGGGGGATAACTAAGCCAAGCTGGGTTAAGCTCGACGGGCTCAACGTGGTGGTGCTCCCTTCGGTCAAGGTCCCTCAGACCAACGGGGACCCGGCTGCTGCCGCCCAGGAGCTATCCGAGGAACTTATCAAGGTAGCTCGTGCCTTAGTTGCCCAGGCCATGGATTGGAAACCACAACCTACTGTACTAATGGGTCACTGGGCGATTTCGGGGTGCAGTTTAGCCGCCGGGAATGTCTTGGCTGCCACTGAGCCAACATTGCCGCTCGGAGAACTGCAAAGCCTTCCGGTTCAGGCTGTGGTAATGGGCCACATCCACACCCCGCAGGTGCTGGCTACCAACCCACTGGTGCTGCACACCGGGACTTTTGAACGTCACGATTTCGGCGAAGAAGGCATCCAACCGGGGTGCTACGTCATCGACCTTGACACCCAGGAAGCAGAATTTATTCCCCTGCCGGCCCGGAAATTCGTCACCCTGGACCTCAACAACTTACCGCCAAACACCTTGGACGATAAAAAGCGTATGGCCGAGCTCGTAAAGGATGCTGTGGTGCGGGTGAAATACCGCTGCACCGAAGAAGATGCAAGGTTCATGGACCACACAAAGATAGCCCAGAAGATTAACGAGGCCGGAGCGTTCATGCTGGCCGGCATTTATCCTGACATAATTCGTTCCGAGCGCAGCCGGGAGGCCAGCATCAACGAAAACACATCTCCTATCGAAGCCTTGAAGAAGTGGCTGGCTTTGCGTGATGACATCAGCCCAGAGCTAAAGGCCAAGGTTATAGCCGCAGCCGAGGGCCTTATAAAGGAGGTGGCGTAGATGGAACCGGTATTGCTGGACCTACAGAATTTCCTCAGTTACAGACGTGAAACTGTGGACCTCTCTCCCATTACCTGCGCCGCACTCACAGGAGAAAACGGCGCGGGTAAAAGCAGTCTGCTGGACGCCATAACCTGGGCACTCTTCGGGCAGGGCACAAGAGGTGGGACGAAAGAGCTCGATAACTACGTCACACGAGGCGAAAAAGAGGCCCGCGTTGAGGTACAGTTCAGGCTTAACGGAGTCACCTACAAGGTAGTGCGGGGCAGGAGTATATCACGAAACAAGAGCACACTGGAATTCTTCATCCTGGATGGCGAAAACTGGCGGCCTCTATCCGGTAAGACCCTGGCCGAGACACAGAAGGTTATCGAGGAAACCCTTCGCATGGACTACCGAACATTCACCGCCAGCGCCCTGGTGCTCCAGGGGCAGGCTGATGCATTCACGGCCAATATGACCGACCAGGAGCGGAAGGAAGCTCTGGCACGCATCCTGGGTTTAGACCTCTGGGACCGGATGCAGGAGCGGGCCCGGGAGAAGGTGCGGCAGCTTAAAGCAGAGGCTCAAGCTCTGGAACTCAACCGTAAGCGGCTGATGGAGCTGGTAAGCGAAAAGGACGGGCTAGTTAGCCGGCAGGCGGCTATCAGTCAGGAGCTTAACGCCCTGATAGGGCAAATCGAGAATGCAGCCTCCAGGGTCACGGACCTGGAAGCTAAGCTGAAGCAAAAGCCCGTCCTGGAGCAAACTCTGGCCGACACCCGCAGGGCAATGCAAAAGGCTTTAGCGGAAATACGGGCCAACGACCAGGAGATAACAAAGGCCCGCCAGCAAATAGCCCAGGCCGAACAACAAATTAAAGCCGCTGAAACTATCCTGGCACGCAGGGAAGAGATTGAGGCTGCCGTGGAAATGGAAGCAGAGATAGCTCAGGACGTGGCCGAATTCGACCGCCAGGCCCAGGAATACATGAAGCTCCAAGGAGAAATAGCAAAGCTTCAGCAGCAGGAAGCGGCGTGGAACCAGAAGGTGGCGGCAGAAGTGGCAAGGCTGGAGGCCCAGGCCGAAAGCGCAGCCAAACAGGCTGGGTTGCTCGGAAGCGTACCGTGCTCGGGAGAGGTCAAAAGCTCTTGCCCCTTATTGGCTTCGGCAAGGAAAGCATCGGAGCTCCTGGCCCAGGTCAAAGAAAGGTTGTCCAGGCTAAAATCGCAGACCAATCCCTGCACCCAACAGCGACAGGAGCTGGAGCAAACCTTAGTATCGCTGGAGTATGACCAGGAAGCCCATAAAGCCGCCAGGGCTGCCTTAGAAGATGTGCGGAAGACGGCACGGCTTAAAGCAAAATTGGACGCCGTTGCGGAAAAGGTGGCGATTCTCACGGGAAGGATAGCGGAGCTCCAGGACCAGATTGCCGCCCTGGAGCAAAAGAACCGGGACCTTTCCGCTGAGGTCGATAACCTCAAAGCCCGTGAAGCTGGCATTACACAAGAAATAGAGGCACTAAAACCAATAGCCTTGGAGCTCTCCCAAGTGCAGAACAAGCTCAACGACCTGCGCCGCCAGGAAGCAGCCCTCCGAACTGAGTTGGGGAGAATTGAAAGCTCCCTGGAACAGGTAGCTAAGGCAGAAGTCGAGCTGGCCGAGCATGAGGAAAAATCCCGGGCACTCAAAGAAGAGTTGGCCGTTTACGAGGTCCTTGACCAGGCGTGCGGCAAAAAAGGCGGCGTTCCTGCCTTGGTGGTCGAAAACGCAGTTCCGGAGATTGAACGGTTGGCAAACGACATGCTCTCCCGCATGGCCGGCGGGAGGCTGGCAGTACGGTTAGATACCCAGGCCGAGGGCAAAACCACCGGCACCATGCAGGAAGTATTGCGGATTACGGTGCTGGACGGCGGTATGGAGCGGCCATATCAGACCTATTCCGGCGCTGAACGTTTCATGGTGGACCTAGCCCTGCGAGTAGCGCTCTCGAAGTTTCTGGCCCACCGGGCTGGAGCGGAAATAAAGCTGTTCGTACTCGATGAAGGACTGGGGGCCTGCGACGCCGCCAATCGTCAAGCGGTCATGGAGGCCATCCAGGCCGTGGCCCAGGAGTTTGGGAAGGTGCTGGTGATTACCCATATAGCCGAGTTGCAAGATGCGCTGCCGCAGAGGATTGAGGTAACTAAAGGGCCCGATGGAAGCAAGGTGAGGATAGCATGATTCTTTTTAAGCCAGAGCACGTCGAGCCTATCCTCCGGGGAGAAAAGACCCAGACCCGGCGCATCGGTAAATGCCGGTGGCGCCCTGGGTCCATTCATCAGGCTAAAACAGACTTCAAAAAGAGCAGTAAGCCTTTTGCCTTGCTTCGCATTGTTTCCGTCCGCCAAGAGCGCCTGGGAGACATTTCTGAGGATGATGCCAAGAAGGAAGGCTACTCTTCTGTGGCGGCTTACAAAGAGGTGTTTAAGCGGATATATGGTTGGTGGGATGAAAACGCCTTGGTATGGGTAGTTGATTTTGAGGTGGTGAGACCATGAACAGGACAAAAATTGAGTGGACGGATGTAACATGGAACCCGGTTACGGGTTGTTCTCCTGTAAGCGAAGGATGCGAGAACTGCTACGCCAGGAGGCTGGCCTTTAGATTGAGAGGTAGGTTTGGATACCCAGATGATGAGCCTTTTAAAGTAACCCTTCATCCAGAGTTACTGGAGGAACCGCTGCGATGGAGAAAGCCCAGAAGAGTATTCGTGTGCTCAATGGGTGACCTTTTCCACCCGGACGTACCGGACCACTTTATTGCCAGGGTGTGGAGTACAATGCGGTATTCACCGCACCATACCTATATAATTCTGACAAAACGACCAGAAAGAATGGCCGAGTGGTTCGAGAAAATTTGGTGCTACGAATGGGAAGGCTATATGCGTTTTGGGCACGAGAAAGGTGACAACGGGACCAAAGGATACATTATTGGAGTAGCTGATAGGTGGCCACTTCCTAATGTGTGGATTGGCGTTACGGCTGAGAACCAGGCTCGGGCTGAAGAGCGAATCCCTGTTTTGCTTAAAATTCCGGCGGTAGTTCGGTTTGTAAGCGTTGAGCCTATGCTAGGTCCGGTAGACCTTCGTCAATGGCTTGGAGAAGCACGATTTTGTGAGCGGCATGGGCAATTATGTGAAGAAGGAGTATCCTGGGAAAATGGCCAGCTCGTATGTAGGTACTGCAAAAGGCCGGTTGAGAGATTACGTCTGCTTCATTGGGTTATTGCAGGAGGAGAAACGGGTCCCGATGCTCGCCCCATGAACCCGACCTGGGTGAGAAGTTTGCGAGACCAGTGTATTGAAACCGAAACAAGTTTCTTCTTTAAGAGCTGGGGCGAGTGGGCACCGAGTAAACCTTTCGTAATCGACCATGCAGAGCGAATTGAAAAAGGGTTACCCCCAGTAAAGAAATACCTGATACTCGATTCCGGGCTCTCTGAAGAAGATATGAAGCGCGACAGGGGAATTAGGGCAGCTATCTGTGGAAGAGCCGGTATTACTATGGCAAAAGTAGACAAACGGAGCGCAGGGCGATTACTAGACGGTCGGGAATGGAACCAGTTTCCTACACCAATTCCCCCGCAAATGTAGGGGGTATGGGAATGGCATGGATAGAAGTTCATCAATCTCTACCGAACCACAAGAAAACACTTGTAGCATCAGACATTCTAGATATACCGCCGGTACATTTTATGGGGCATTTAATATGTTTCTGGCTTTGGGCATTGGACAATGCTCCGGATGGTAACCTTAAAGGAATCTCTGCGAGAATAATTGCCCGAGCCGCTCAGTGGGATGGTGACCCACAACAGTTCTTAAATGCCTTATTGCAGGCCGGTTTTATAGACCAGGTAGGCGACTCTTACGTTATACATGATTGGTATGACTACGCGGGTCGGCTCTTAGACCAAAGACAACACGCAGCCGAACAAAAAAGACGCCATAGAGAGCTCTATAACAATAAAGCCTTAATCCAAGCAATACGGGAAAGAGATAAAGACCGTTGCCGTTATTGCGGGCGGCCAGTTAATTGGAAAGACCGCAAAGGCCCAGATGGGGCAACTTATGATTACGTTGACCCCAGCGGTCCTACTTCTCTAGAAAATGTAGTCGTAGCGTGCCGAGCTTGTAATGCTGGGAAAGGCCAACGAACACCAGAGGAGGCTGGATATGTTCTTTTACCACCACCTACTGAATATCTACAGAAATCTACTCAAAATCTGTCAAAAATCAAGTCGGCATCTACTATAACCTTACCTAACCTTACCTTACCTAACCATACCAAACCAGATAATAATAATTTACTTACTTGCGCATCGCCTGACGACGATGCGCGTGCGGGCAACGGCCAATCTCCTGCTGTAAATAATCCGGTTGATGACGTAGAGGCCGTTAAGGTGACTGTCCAACCGGATGAGCAATTAACCAACGAAGCGGGCCAAGACCCTGGCGGAAGCGTAGAGGCCGAAATGGTGACTGCTACGCCAGGCGAGCAGCAGGCCAAAAATCTATTGGAGGTAGCAGGAGAAAAGCCAAATAAGCCCAGACCCCCTTTTACCAGCAAGAAACAGGAACAACTTTTCGACCAGTTCTGGCAGCTGTATCCGCGCAAAAAGAATAAAGGCCAGGCTGAGCGGGTATGGGCCAGACTGCGCCCAAATGATGAGTTATTTGCGGCAATTCTCGCCGGCCTTGAGAGGGCTAAAGCCAGCTACGACTGGCAAAAAGAGGGGGGTAAGTATATCCCTTATCCCGCCACATGGCTTAATGCGAAAGGCTGGGAAGATGAGTATACGCCAGCTGAGGAGGTGAACCGTGGCAATGGAACATATCAGCAAAGCTTTATCAAGCCTGGGGTTACCAAGTCACTCGACGAAGCCAGAAGGAACCGCTTCGCGGCCCTCTACCAGAACACCGAAGGCTGATTATGACTTTGAGGAGCGGTTTAAGCAAATCCAGGAGGAAATAGCCCGCCGCCGCGAGATTATGGAGCGGGCTCCGGTGGTCAATAAGACCATACACGACCCCAAGGAATGCCCATGGAAAGACGACTACTTCCGCAAGTGCGAGGACTGCAAAAACGGGCAAAGGACAGTTGAACGTTGGGAACCTAAGCCACATCGCGTTATCTACGACGTTAGCACTTGCTTTCGGGAGGTCCGCTACCGCGAGCTTATCCAGAAGAGCGGGCTGGTGGGTATTGAGCTTGAGCACACCTTTGAGGCGGCAGTGATAGATGAGCATAACCGGGCGGTTTACCGACGGCTTATGGAGTGGGACCCAACACAGGGGCGAGGAATATACATTTCCGCCGACAAGAGCCCTGATAACCCACAGGGAAACGGAACAGGCAAGTCTTACGCCCTCCATGCCCTCACTCATCGGCTTTGCCGCATGGGTATCCGGTGCCTGTATGCTCGCACGGTTGATTTCCTCATGGAGCTGCGTGCGGCATACGACGAAAATACCCAGGAGAGTGAATGGCGGGTGCTGGACCGTTATATCCATGTGCCCGTGCTGCTATGGGACGACATGGGAAAAGAAAGTTTCCGCACTGAGTGGGGCCCGGAGCGGTTTTACTATGTGATAGACGCCAGGGTGCGGCTTGGTAAGCCAATTGTGATAAGCTCAAACTTTGACCTGCCGGAGATAGAGGAGCGGTTTGGGATTGATAACTTTGGTCCGGCTATAGCCAGCAGGTTGGCCGGGTTCTGCGAGTTTCTTAAACTTGGTGGGCCGGACCGCAGATTGAGGAGGGTTAAATAGTGAGCGGAGAAGTTATAGGGCTTTTTCAGCCCGGAGATAAGGTCCGGGCAAAGATACGGAGCTACACCGGAAAAGGCATGACCACTTACACTGGCTTAATCGAGTTTGTCCATGAGCGGTTTATTACGGTCCATACCGGAAAATACCGCGTGACTGTTTCGACCGCAGACCTGCGCTGCGGAGATGCTTCAATCGAGCTTATTAAGCGAGGTGGTAGTCTTGATAGCTTTGCAAAATACCCTAGAAAGGCAGCTCTGGCAAATTATACTGGATGGCTATGGCTATGACTGCGATACCCACCTATTTCTGCGGAGAATCAGGCAGGAAGGCATACTTGGGTGGGTTAAGAGACAGGTGGAAAACGTGGAAAGCGACCTGGCTTTTTTAAAGCATATTAAGGGCATTCCAGTATGGGATGAGACGATACGGGATGCCACGATAGCCAGGCGGGTTCTTGAGGTGCTTACCACGGGGAATGACCGAGGGCCGTACCTCGGTCCGGGCGACCCGAGGTTGAGGTGATAAGCGGTGGCTACGCTGCGGGAAATTCTTGAAGCGAGAAACGAAATAGCACTGGAAGGGCCGATAGACCTGGAAAAGCTGGAGAAGATACTTGCGGCTAAGCGGCAGGAAAAGCGGGAGAAGAAAAAAACTGCGGGGCCACAACCTCAGCAACCGACCAGAAAGAACTACATGAACCGAGCGGAGCGGGAAGAGTTTATGATTCTTGCTGCCATGGCAGGAAAGTTTGAGGAAATTATCGAGAACTGGGTAAACCTCAATCGGCCTAAAGACAGGATTAAATGGGCCAGGATGGCCCTGGCCTATCTTTACAAAGCGATGGACGACTGCGTGCGCGGCATTCCCCTTGATGTTATCGCCCAGGTGGTCCGGGAAGTGGGGCTTTGCACAATTGGCGTTATCGAATATCACCCGACAAGGAGGTGGTAGACATGCCGGCACAGCATAAACGACCCGGCCGGAAGGCCAAAGAAGAACGCATAAGGCGAGCCAGAGAACGTGAAGCAGCGAAAAAGATTAAGGTACTTGTGAGAAGGCCGCGCTACGAGGAAAGATATGACGGCATAAGCCCGGGCAGGTTGGTAATCTATGCGGAGGTTAAACATGGAGCGTAACACCTGGGACGCGAAGGTTTACCCGGGACCGCCCCGCCAGGTGTGGATTTCAATTCCAACCTTGCCGCCCAGCCTGAACGTTTGGACCCGCAAGCACTGGAGGATTAGGCACCAGGAAGTTGAGGAAATGGCACGGAACCTGAAACTATTGGCCTTATCGTTTAACATACCACGCTTTGAGAAGGCGGAAGTTAAACTCACGTATTATTTCCGCGATAAGAGACGCAGGGACCCGGATAACTACGTGGGCAAATTTATCCTTGACGGACTTAGAAAAGCTGGGATTATCGCCGAGGATAATGCTGAGGTGTTAAAGCTGCCGCAGCCGGAATTCAAAATTGACCCGCAGGCCCCAAGAACAGAGGTGATTATTCGAGAATGGACATGAAAGTTAGTAAACAAATAATTTCTGAGGTCAATGCGAGACCCGATAAGATAGATGCCGTGAGCTACGGCAAAGTCACTTTCGTTATCCAAGCAGGAAGGCTCGTAAGGGTGGAAATCCAGGACGGTTGGGTAACGGAGCAAAAACAGGAGACCAAAGAAAAGTAAATCTTGGCTGACCCGAATATCGGGAGGCCGACATTTCTGGCTATGTGCCAGAGTGTCGGCCTTTTTGATTGATTGGAGGTGGGAATGTTGCGAGAAGAGCTCCGGGGGCTAATAGAAGAGTATTGCCAATCACTGGCGTTGGTAAGAAAAGCTATCCGTAGGGCAGAGAAAGAAGGTCGTAAGCATGATTTATCGCTCCTCCGTGGCATGGAGCGTGACCTAGAGTGGACGATTGAGTATATGGTGACAGGCTATCCACCAGAGCCGAGCCGCCCCCGCCGCTATATTCCGATTGACCCGCAGAGGGCTATTACATTGTTTCGCTATCAGCCACAACCGGGGCCGACATTGATAGTAGAGAAAGTTAGACTGCAAATATTGGAGGCGCTGGATGTTTTGAGCGAAAAAGAGCGGGAAGCATTTTTGATGGTGGTTGGAGAAGGATTGTCGTATGGGGAAACTGCCAAGTACATGGGAGTTAAGAAGGCTACGGTTCAAGAATATGTTAGGCGGGCAAAAGAAAAGATTACTGCACGGCGTGTCATACGGTCTGCACCTAAAGGGTGAAGGGAGTTTTTAACGTTAACAGCATTAACGTTAACAAAATTAACGTTAACTGAAACAGGAGGTGCCCGGTATGCCGGTGGGATATTCGGCCCGGTGCCGGGTCTGCAACTCACCGCACCGGGTGGAAATAGAACAGTGGTGCAAAGACGAAGGGCTAAGCCCGAGGGCCGCAGCTGCAAGATTGCTTGAACGTTACGGTGAAAAGATAACCCATGTGACCATCTGGAGGCACATGCAAGAGCACTTCGATATTAGGGCTGAGGCTCGGGAGCAATATCGTAAAAGCCAAGAGCAAATGCAGACTTCGGTTAAAAAATGCTTATCCGACCTCCAGATGCTGGATTCAATTGTCCAGGACAGCTACGAGCTGCATCAGGCGGTTAGGGCGTGGCTGGCGGACCTTATAAAAGAGAGAGGCAAAATCCCCAGGGTATTGGTGGAGCTGCTTGCGGTAACTGCGTCAGAAGTCCGTCAGCAATTGAAGCAGAAAGCCGAGCTCCTTGGTGACGACCCGGTAAGCCGTTTGGCCGATGGTGTAGCAACTTGGGCGGAGCTGGTGCAGGCAGCGGCATCGGATGAAGATGAATAAAGCCGAAGCTAGAATTCTCCTCGACCGTGCAAAAAGGGACCCAGTATTCTTTGTCACCAAGGTACTTGGCGGTGACCCGTGGGAAAAGCAGGAGGAAATCCTGAAGACAGTTAGAGACCATCGACGTGTGGCCGTCCGGGCCTGCCATGGCGTAGGAAAGACCAGGGTAGCTGCTTGGGTGGCCTTGTGGTTTCTATACTGCCACAAAAACAGCAAGGTTATAACAACCGCTCCTACATGGCACCAGGTGGAAAACTTGCTCTGGCGAGAAATAGCAGCTGCACATGCCGGTTCAAAGTATCCGCTTGGGGGTAAGGTTCTACAAACGCAGATTGAACTCGGAAAACAGTGGTTTGCCCTGGGGTTATCGACCGACAAGCCGGAGCGGTTCCAAGGATTTCACGCCGAGTATATCCTGCTGATAGTGGACGAGGCCAGCGGTGTTGACCAGCGCATATTCGAGGCAGCAGAGGGTTTTCTTACCAGCCCAGGAGCAAGGCTCCTGCTTATTGGGAACCCGACGCAGCTTTCCGGTGAATTTTACAATGCCTTTCGGTCGCCCCTGTACCACAAGATACACATTAGTGCGTTCGATAGTCCTAATCTTAAGGCTGGGAAAATTATCCGGCCTTATTTAGTTACCCCGCAATGGGTAGAAGAGAAGCGGCTCAAGTGGGGAGAAGATAGCCCATTGTGGTACAGCAGAGTGCTGGGAGAATTCCCGGAACAAGGCGACGATACGCTTATCCCACTTGCCTGGATAGAAGCGGCACAACAGAGGTGGCAAATGATGCCGCGCGGAGAACCGGGAGAGCTCGGCGTAGACGTGGCCCGCTATGGCACGGATACCACAGTTATCATATTGCGCCAGGGCAGTAGAGCTGAAGTTATTGCCCAGCTTCGCGGCCAGGACACGATGGAGGTCACTGGCGCGGTTATCAATGCTTTAAGAGAAACCGAGGCCAAGGTTGCCAAGGTAGATGTAGTCGGCCTGGGGGTTGGAGTGGCAGACCGTCTAAAAGAGCAGCGTTATCCGGTTCAGGAAATGAATGCCGGCGAAGCAGCCCAAGATAAAGAGCGGTTCGTTAATAAGCGGGCAGAATGGTACTGGGCTTTACGAGAAAGATTTCAGGTTGGCGATATTGCCATCCCTCCGGATGATGAGCTGGCTTCTCAGCTCGCAAGTTTGAAGTATAAGTTCGACAGCAGGGGCCGCATCCAGATTGAGAGCAAAGAAGATATGCGAAAGCGAGGGCTGCCCAGCCCCGATAAAGCCGATGCCCTTATGCTTGCTTTTGCGCCAACCCAGTCGCTCACTTTGAAGGCGGCTCCTCGAATAATAGGCCGGAACAGCATAGCCGGCATAGCGTGGTGATTTTATGGGAGTACAATCAGGTCAATTAGGCAACCAGCTAAACTGGGTTCTATCTCGGTTTGACGGCACTGTTTACAACCCCGATAGCATCAGCGTTCAAGAATATCAGCGGATGCTGGACACGGACGAAACCGTGGGTGCGGCGTTTGACTTTCTGGTTCTTGTGGTGCTCACCATGTTGGGCGAGTACCACCACGAAAATCCGCAGATAGCCCAGTTCGTCCATGATGCCCTTGAGCAGATGAAAGGGTCATTTATACGAACGCTGGAGGATATGCTTTCTTACCTTTGGGCAGGGTTTTCGGTTACCGAGATAGTCTGGAACCCGGAAGGCACAACGGTAAAGCTCGAAAAACTGGCCACCTATCACCCGGCTACGATTTCCTTCCGGGTAGACGATAGTGGCAACCTGAAGGAGATAGTGCAAAGGCGATTATTCGCAGCCCAGGAGGCCGTTATACCGCCAGACAAGGCGGTGCTTTTAGTTAGAGGCGGACGGTTCGGGAACCTCTACGGCCAAAGCCTATTTAAGCGCATCCGAAAAAATTGGCTTCTTAAGGACGCCTTCTTGAAGATGTGGGGACGTGCCCTGGACAAATTCGGCACTCCTCTGGTGGTAGCTGTGGTCCCGGACGCAGAAGTTAAAGACCCGGAAACCGGCGAGGATATTCATCAGCTTGACTACGCCGTAAAGGTGCTGGCAAACCTCCAAAACGGCACTGCCCTGGCGTTTGCAAAGAGCGCCGACCAGGCACCGGATATAAAGGCACTCACTACCGGCGGAGCCGGAGTTGGCGAAGCCTTTAGCCAAGCCATCCAGTATCTCAACAAGATGATTTGCCGGGGGTTATTAATCCCCAGCCTGGTCATAGACGAGGGTATGCGCACTGGGTCATATGCCCTGGGGGCATCGCATTTTGATGCTTTCTACCTGGCGGCCAGAGCGATATACCAGGACCTCACCGAGAACCTGCTGGAGCAGCTTATCCGCAGGCTTATTGACTACAATTTTGGTCCACAGACGGACTACGGCACCTTTACAGAGCAGCCGCCAGATGCGGAAAGCATGAAGCTTTATGCAGAAGCATTTCGCCAACTTGTGGACGCTGGCTTCCTTGACCCGCAGGTGGCCGAGGATTTGCGGTGGGCTCGCTCTAAACTGGGGCTCCCTGACCGGGAACCTGCTTCGGTAGTAGCCCAGGCTGCGGTAGACGCATTCCCCCGCTACCTGCGAGCACCGGAAGGTGGTGAGGAATGAGAGATGACTTAGAGCTGAAGTTTGCAAAGGAACTGGATAAAGCCGAGGAAGAGGTGCTGAAGAAAATAGCCCGTTGGCTTAGCGAGGCTCTGGCCCGCTTGCCCTGGGGTAAGGCGGAGGAGATACAAAGGTGGCACCCTACGACAAGGCTATCGCTCTACAAGATACTGGCCGAGCACGTGGGGAAAGTATTTGCTGCAGGCCGGGCACACGGGAAAAAGTTATGCGCCGCTGCTAGACGGAGAGAGCTGGCGGATTATGAGCTGCCGGAGTTTAACTTCAACTACGAAGGCGACATCAAAGTAATGCCGGTCCAGGCCATGCGTGCTTTGGAAGCAAGGCAACTGGTCCTATCCGGTGTATTTGAGAGCGACCTAATCAATGCCGTAAAGAAGGTGCTCATCAGCCACCTTGGTGGCTTACCCCGCAAAGAAGCCGAGGAGGAAATCGCTAAAGTGCTCGATTCCGCCAGGGATAGAGCAAGCCTTATCGTGACCACTGAAACGACCTACGCTTATAACCGGGGAAGGCTGATTTCGTTCAAAGAGGCCAAGGTAGATTATGTTCGCTTTTCGGCAGTGATGGATTCCCGCACCTCGCCCCAGTGCCGCTCCAGGCACGGGCTGGTGATGGCCATAGACGACCCGGCACTGCCTTACAACACTCCCCCGCTCCACGGGAGATGCAGGTCAGTGTTAACCCCAATTTACTCGCGCTACCAGCCGGAGTACATCACGCCGGAAACTTTGGACTGGTCCAACGTGGTGCCGCTACCCAAGGGATGGCGGGCCGGCGGGTTAGACTGAAAGGAGGTGAAGTAAGTGAGCGACGAGAGGGAAAAGCTGCGCAAGGAAGCCGAGGTCCGGGCCAAAAAATACGGCATCTCCTTCAAGGAGGGCAAAGGCCACCTTACGCCACCCAAAGACTACCCGAGTAACCCGGAGCAATATGGCGACCCTGTTAACTACGCTTATCCGATAGATGAGGACCACATCAGGCCAGCGGTTGCTTACTTTAACCACGAAGGCCAGAGGGAAGCCGGTGGGTACACACCCGAAGAATGGGCTATCATCGGCAAGCGTATAGCTGCTGCGGCATCGCGATTGCTCGGTGGCAAGTACGAGTACAAAAACGGCAAAGTTCTCCGGGTTGATGATGAGGGTAAAAAGCTGGCCGAACAGGGGTTATTGAAGATACCCTTCTTCCGCCTTGGCAGGTGGAAACATCCTATCTACGGCGAGATAAAAGCCGATAGGCAGCTTTTTGCTCAGATGGTCAAGAACTTCAAAGAAGGGGTGCTTGGACGCCCCGTATTCGTGCGGCTTGGGCACGATGCTGGGCACAAGGCTACTTTTGGAGATGCGCCAGCGGAAGCCTGGGTTAAGGACATTGTAGAAGAAAATGGCGTGCTGTACGCCATAGCCGAGCCCACTTCGCCGGAAGTGCTGGAGATGGTCAAGACTGGCCGCTACCGCTTTGCCAGCGCCGAATATACCCCGGACTATGTGGACAAGGAGACTGGGGAGCGTAAGGGCCCGGTGCTTACTGCGATAGCCCTGACCAATGAGCCATTTTTGACGAGATTACCCGAGGCGAGGGTTCTATCCGACCCGCCTGACACTATTTACCTTGACTATGCGGAGGTGGATAACGAAGTGGAAACTAAAGAGCTTTTACAGGAGAACAACAGCCTTTTGAGGCAGCTCGCTGAGCAGATTGGTAAACTGTTTGGCGGCAAAAAGGAGGATAAGAATTTGCAGGACGATGTGAAAGTTAACCTTGCGGAAATCGAGGCCATGAAGCAGAAACTGGCCGAAACCGAGGCGAGGTTGAAGGCTGCCGAGGCCCAGACCAGAAAGGTGGAAATCGAAAAGCGCCTTTCCGAGCTTGTGGCTAAGGGTATCCCACCCGTGATGTGCAACAAGGCTAAGGAGATACTGCTCGCCTTGCCGGCTGACGAGACCATTAAGCTTGCTGAAGACAAGACCGCTAAACTCTCTGGCCTCATCTTTGAGCTACTGGAGGCTTTGCCGGAGGGTAGCAGGATTAAGTTTGCCCAGTTAGGCGCTCAGGAGAGCGTAAAACCTGGTAGCGCTGCCGAAATCTACGGCGATGTAGTTCCAGAACTGAAGAAAGGAGCTGATAAGTAATGCCCGAACTTACTGCTCTTGAGTTTACTGTCTTAACCGAGCTTGCAAAGACTTTCGAGAACTTCGATACCACGATTGGACAGTTTTTCCCCAGCCGCAACGTGCCTAACTACAGCGTGAAGATTGAGAGAGTCTACAACGGAGTGGGCATTGCTCCTATCGTAGACCCGAAAAAGCCCGATACCTTCGCTGACAGGGCTACTGTTCAATCCATGGACGTGTCTCCGGTCTACAGCCGTGAGTCCGACTACTTAGACCAGAACACTATTAACAACCTGCGCCAGCCGGGGACCTTAAACGAGAAGTATGGCAAACAAATTGTGGCCGATACCATGAAGCGCCTGGTGGCCAGGAACGATTTGCTCTTTGACTTCCTGCGCAGCCAGATGCTTTTGGGAGGCATCAACTACACTGACCCGAGGACCGAGCAAACGGTCAACGTCTCGGCAGGCATTCCGGCGGAACACTTTGTGAATGCTTCTACCGCCTGGACCGACCTGGCCAATGCTAAGCCCATCGACGACATCGAGGATTGGAAGCAGCTCATCTACAATAACGGTAAGGTCCAGCCAACCCATATAATCATGACTTCCGTAATGCGTTCTAAACTAAGCCGCAATGCACAGGTGATTGCTCGCGGTGAATCGGCAAGAGATACCGGCTTCGTGGTATTCCAGAACGGGGAACTTGCCAGGATTGCCGGGCTTGAAATTGTTGTTCAGGACGCAGTTTACGAGGAACTAACTCCTGCTACTGTGCCAACTGCAACCGTGAAGGTAACCGCAACGACCATCAATGAAGGCGACACCATCGAGCTCATTATCGGTGGCGTGAGCAGCGGGGTCTATACTGCGGTGGCCGGGGATACCAAGAGTAAAGTAGCCATTGCGTTAGCTAACTTTATCAACGGCAATCCATTCATGCCAGTGAGGGCAACAGTGTCCAGTGATACCATCACCCTGACCCCGAAAGAGCCAAAGAAGGACCAAAGCATTGAGGTTACCAAGAGCGGCAATATCAGCGCTACCATTACCGGTTCGCCCATTGTAATTACCGGACAGGGGCTTGTTAGGACTGTCAAGAAGATGATTCCAGACAACAAGGTAATCATCTGCTGCAAAGCAGCTGCTGGCGAGCCTCTTGGCCGCACCGACTTCGTGATTGGCGAGCATCCCGCTGGCCAGCCGGGTATTTGGAGCCGCTCGGTTGAGACCGTGCCGCCCAATCCGCCCGGCGTGCTCTTGCAGGTGGGCCGTGCTGGACTGCCTTACGTAAGGTATCCTGAGTGGATTGTGGTGGCTACCGTTGCGGCTTAAGGTGGTGAGCAATGATGTACTGCTCGCCAGATAACGTGCGAAAGCTGACGCAGCTATTGGCCAACGAACCGGATGAGGCGATAATCCCGTATATCGAAAAGGCAGGGGCACGCATAGACGCATACCTTTCCAAGCGCTATGTGGTGCCCCTCGCTTCTACCCCGCCGATTATTGCTTCCATTGCGGCGGATATGGCGGCCAGCTTCATTCTCGATGAGCACACCACGGAGCGGTTTAAGGACCAGACCACCTATGGGGAGGTCTTGTTCAAGCGGGCACAACAGGACCTAGAGCGTGTGGTGACGGATGGACTGCTGGACAACTACCCTGGCGTAGTGCTGGCGGAAGGCGTAAGCCCGGGCATGAGACCCTGCATCGCTTCAACAGCGAAAGGTCCCAGCCCGTTAGAGGAGGTGCTGGGCCAGTGGTAAAGGTTGAGATTGAGGTAAAGGGCTTAGAAGCAGCTATGAACGTAATAGACAGCATGGCCCAGCGGGGAATAAAGACCAGGCCGCTAATGCGGGCAGCCGGAAACATCCTCCTCCAAAGCGTTGCCCGCAACTTTGAGGAACAGGGCCGTCCAAGGTGGAAGCCGTGGAGTGAGCTCACCAAGGCAATATATGAGGGGCAGGCGATAGCAAGGGCCCAAAGCACCAAGGCTTGGCAGCGGGCTGGTGAGAGAGGACGCAGGTCCATTGAACAGCGTTATGTCCAGCGGTATGTAGCAGGGGGTAAAATCCTACAACGCTCGGGTGACCTGAAGAAAAGTATTGAGATAGGCCGGATTGGCGATACCTACGTTGAAATAGGTTCATCTTTGCCATATGCTCGCATTCACCAGCTCGGCGGAGTGGTAAGGCCGAAGCGGTATCGCTTCCTTTTCGTCCCCACTGCTGGCGGATTTTTAAGACTGCGCGAGGCCCGTATACCGGCACGGCCATTCTTGCTGGTCCAGGACGAGGATAAGCGGGCTATCATATTGGCCACCCGTGACTATTTACTTGAGGGGAAATTGCCATGATAGACATTGCGAATGCCGTGCTTACCGTGCTCAAAAACGACCCTGCTTTAGCCCAAATTCAGGAATGGCAGCCGGTGAACGGCCTTATAACCCTGAAAGCACCTGGCGTGAGCGTGGGAATCGAAAAGGAAGTGTTTGCGCCGGACACCAGGTCTGTGGACGCGGCATCCGCAACATTAAAAATAGTGGTCTGGACCAGGGACAAAGACCCTGCCGCCGGCGAGGCTGCGGTGCGTGAACTTGCCCATACTGTCCGCTATTGCCTTAACGAAAACCGCACTCTCGGTGGTTTGGTGGACGGCGGTTTCATCAGCCAAATCGAATACTTGACCGCTGAGGCAAACCAGGGGCTGCTTTTGCACCTGGCTGAAATAACCTATGAGGTTGATTATTCGGCTGAGCGGGTGAGAAAAGAAACTTACCCGACTGTGGGTAGCGTGAATGCTGAAATCGGACAATAAGGGGGTATGGATAAATGGCGCTTGAGTACATCGTCCCCCGCGTAGCCGTGGACGAATCGGATGTGGGCCCTCGCCCTACTCCATCGGTGAGTCTTGCGTCCATCGGTATCGTGGGGACTTTTTCTAAGGGTCCGGTTAATACACCGGTGACCATTGGGAGCCTGGAGCAACTGATTGAAGTTTTTGGGGAACACAAGCCCGGCCTGACTGGGTATTTGACGGCCCGTGGGGCTTTCCACCAAGGGGCAAATGACTTAAAAGTTGTGCGAATCGGCAGCCCCAACCTTAAGGCGGCCAGCCTGGTCTTAAAGGACGGCACCAATGGCGAGAGCGTATTGGTAGAGGCTGTCACACCTGGGACTTGGGGCAACGACATCAAAGTAGCCGTAGCAAGCGGGACCCAGACCGGGACCTTTAAGCTCGTTGTGACCTACGGCAAGGTTTCCGAAACACACGATAACCTTACTCTGGATAACCTGGGCAGTGTTAAGTCTAATCTGGTGAAACTGAGCAAAGCCACGGGAGCCACTAACATCCCAGCCAATATCACTGCCACTCCACTTTCCGGTGGCAATGACGGTGCTGATACCACCGACAGCGATTACATTGGCACCATCGACGCACAGGGCAACAGGACCGGGCTTAAGGCTTTGGAGCCGGTTCGGGTAGCAATCGTGGTCTGCGCCCAGCAGTATTCGGAGCAGATTTATGCGGCGTTAATCGCCCACTGCGCGGCGGCCACTATCGGGCAGGGCTTGCGCATGGCGGTACTTAATACCGCTCCCGGGCTCACGGTTGATGCGGCCACCCAGGTAACTACAGAGCTGGACAGCATGAGGGCCATCATGACTTATCCGTGGCTGGAGCCGCTTGAAGAAGCTGGAACTTACGTTGCTCCCGACGGATACTATGCCGGCAGGCTTGCGGTATTGGCTTCACAGCAAAGCCCGAGCAACAAGGAAATCGTGGGCATTACAGGGACAGAGCGTTACTTTACCGACGCCGAGGTAAAGGCTCTTACCCTGGCCCGCATTTCTCCTATCACCTTGGTGCCCGGGCGGGGTTATCGCATTAGGAACGGCTTGACACTCTCTTCTGACCCGGCATGGAATCAGACAAACATCAGGCGGCAGTTCGACCAGCTGGAGATGGAGATTTATGATGCCCTCCAGTGGGCCATTTCGGAGGAGAACACTCCGGAGCTCAGGATGGCGGTAGCTGCCCAGATTGATGCCCACTTGGAGAACAAGAAGCGCAAGGGCGAGATTTACGATTACAAGCCCACAATCTGCGACGATACCAACAATACTCCTGAGACCATTGCGGCCCGCATACTGAACGTCAAGGTGCGCGTGCGGCCAGTTTATGCTTCCGACTACATCGACGTGGCCGTACAGCGGCTCCTGACCACGGCGTAAGAGGTGATGAGCGATGCTGAAGATTAAGAATACCTGCCCCGGCTGTGGGTTGTGCCTCCCGGCCTGCCCCACCGGGGCATTGAAGCTGGAGAACGGGAAAGCGGTGATAGCGGGTGAATGCGTAGAGTGCGGTTTATGCATAGCCTCCTGTCCGGTCAAAGCTTTGAGTATTGAACAGGAAGTTAAGCCGCCCGAAACCACCAAGGAGGTGAAGAAGCGTGGCTAAAATCCAGGGTTATGATGCATCGGTGCTGATTACCGGACCCCAAGGACCTGAGCTCGTGGGAGACTACCAGGAAGCCGAGTTCTCCATCAAGGAGGACACCGAAGAATACCTGGAGCTCGGCGAGCGTATCCCAGCCATTCTGGATGGCGAAATCAAAATCGAAGGCAAGTTGAAGCGCGGGCATATGCTGCTCGACATTATCAAGCGCATTTGGGGACAGTCTTCCTTGAAACGAGGCAGCCGTATTCCGCCGTCGCCCAGGTTTACTATTATCGTCAACATCAATGCCCCGGAGAAGGGCTTTGTCGGTCGTTATCGCTTACTGAATTGCAAAATTAGCGACCTGGGGCTAAAGCTCAAGGCAGGTAAAGACATCATGGAAGAGGACATTGACTTTAAAGCTGAAGGTATTGAAGGGGCTTAAGGAGGGTTAATAGATGGAGACTAAAATTTACGGTCCGCTGGAGCTCCCCAGCGGGAGGAAGATTAAATTCCGTGCTCCTACCGGCAAGGATAGGCTTGACGTTATCCGTATGCTCAGGGTGACGCAAGACAACCTGCTTGGTGCGGGGCTTTTAATTGACCAGTATCTCAAGGCCAAGGTAGTGGTCGAAATCGACGGGCAAAAGGTTGCTGAGGACTACCGCTACCTTTTCGATAGCTGGCCGCTGGAAGACGTTGACTTTTATTCTGCGGTCTTCAATGAGCTATTTGGGGGCAGTCAGGAGACGCAGGAGAAGGCCAGAGAAGTTGCACGTTTTTTGCGGGACAGCTTGACCTCTACCGCTTTGCCGCAATAGCGCGGGTAACTGGAGCGATAAAGCTAGACGAGTGGCTGGAGCTGGATGAAGAGGTCAAGGCAGCGTTGTGGGAGGCATTTTCTGCGGTTCTGGAGGCCGAGAAGGAGGAAAACGAATAGGGCCGCTTTCTATCTGCGGCCCTATTCAATCCTTCCCTTTGGTCATCCGGTCGAACATCCAGAGCGTGGCCAGTATCGGTGCCCAGCTGCGGCGGCCTTTTTCCTCCCACCACCCCACAAGCGGCCCTATCATCGACACGGCAACGATTATGGTAATGGCGCTCACGCCAAGCCACATGGGAATGTGCCAAAATGCGTTGAGCATTGACCCCATTATCCAGCCAATACCGAGGGAAATGCCAAAGATAATTGCCAGGCCCGCTAATATTACGACGCCGAGGATACATATCAACACGACTTTGAGAATGATTTCAAACATAAAGACACCCCCTAATTCCATTATAAGGCAAAAGAAGGCCGGGAGAAAGGAGGTGCGGGCGTGAATACGAGCTTTAGTGTTGCTCTAATCCTGACTGCCTATAATAACATGGCCGGAGCATTAAGGTCTGCTGCGGCGCAGGTGGAAAGCCTGGGCAGGACCATCCAGAATGTAAAGCAGCAGGTCTCCGGAGGGCTATTTTCTGACCAGTGGTTTAACAATGCTATCAACAACGTGAAGCAGGCCCAAGAGACGATGGAGAAGTGGCGCAGCTCTGGTACGGCGGACATAGCCGAGGGCATGGCTATGATTGCCCCGGTGGAGCAGGTAGTCAGGAAAGCCGCAGAACTTGAGGATGTATTGCAGGACATAAGGGCAAATATCTACGAAACTACCATGCCGGCTGACCAGTTGAATAATCTCATGCAGCAAGTGCAAGAGAAAGCGTTGCAGCTCGGAGCAGCAACCCGCTACAGTGGCGCGGAAGCGGGGCAGACGATGCTCACACTGATAAAAGGCGGCATGAACCTACAAACGGTCCTGGAGGGCGGGGCTGAGGCGGCTCTGTATCTCGCGCAAGCGGCTAAAATACCGCCAGAGTTTTCGGCTGAGGCGATAATCAAAATCGGGAACGCCTTTAAAGTCGCCGGCAAGGATATGGTTGGTGTTGCCGACATCCTGAGCCGCATTGACGCAGCCTCCACTGCTTCCGTACCTTCGCTCCTGGCCGGCATGACGTATGTATCCGGCACGGCGGCCCAGCTCGGGCTAACCGTAAAGGAAACGGCAGCTGCCCTAGCGGTGCTCAATAACCGGGGTATGGAAGGAAGTATCGCAGGTACGAGCCTTAACCAGATGCTGTTGAGGCTTACGCCAGCTTCAAAAGAGGCAGCCAAAGCTCTTGAAAAGATAGGCATAAACTTTCAGCGTGATTTCTTTGATGCCAGCGGAAAGGCCAAACCACTGCTGGACATTATCAATGTTTTACGCAAGCATCTGCAAGGGCTACCGGAGAACGTCAAGATGGATATTTTGACGAATATCTTTGGCGTTGAAGGGGCCCGCGCTGCCATTGCGCTTATCCAGGAAGGCGAAGGTAGCATAGAGGACATTAACCGCCAATACGAAAAGGCCATCCCGCTCATGGAGCGCATCAGAATGATGCAGGAAACCTTCGCGGCCAAATTCGAGAACATGATGGGCAGCGTGGAAAACTTCATGTCGGCAGCGGGCACGCCCTTCATGAATGCGATAAAGGGCTATATTGACCGGATAACCGACATTCTAAACGTCTTAACCGACTGGATTAAAGCCAACCCACAAGTGGCCAAAGGCATAGCCCAGGTTCTCGTCGCTTTGGGCGGCTTCAGAATTTTAACGGGCATGGGAAAGATATTTGCTAGCTTTTTCTTCAGCCCGTTGCTTAGCTTTGCTAAAACAAGCCTGATAGTAGGCCGCAGCCTGAAAGGCTTCTGGGATGCTTTCAACTACTTCCGGCAAGGAGCGGGTATCTTCCGGGCCTTGTGGGGTGCGATTGCGTTTGGGCATCCTACGCTAACAAGGATTGGTTTATTGGTAAGTAGACTGGGCAGCGCATTCATCACCGCCGGCAGGTTTGCGGGACAGTTAGGATTGAGCATAATCCGAGCCACAGCCCAAGGATTGGCTACATTTGGCCGCTGGGCTTTACAGGGAATAACGATAGCCGGGCGTTTTGGGCTTACGCTGCTACGGCTTGCAGCCCAGGCTCTAATTGCTGCGGCCCGCATGGCAATGGCCTGGTTGATTGGCCTTGGTCCCGTGGGGTGGATTATTCTTGGCGTCACAGCCATTATCGCTGGGGCTATAGCGGCGTGGAAGACCAACTTCCTGGGCTTCCGTGATTGGCTGATTAGGGTCTGGCAGACTATTCGCGAAAGCGCAGGCAAAGCCTGGGATGGTATCAGAGATGCTGCTGCTGCCGCAATGGGATGGCTAAGCTCGCTGCCGGGCAAGGCCCTCGAATGGGGGCGCAATCTTATCAATAGCTTTGCGGAAGGAATAAGGCAGCGCATTGCCGCTATTCCCGAGGCTCTCAAAGGAGCAGCAGAAAAAATCAAGGCGTGGCTCGGGTTCTCTTCGCCAACCGAAGAAGGCCCTGGCCGCTACGCAGACCGCTGGGCACCTAACTTTATCAGGATGTATGCTTCTGGCCTCATGGCCGGGGCTGGGCAGATAGCGGCAGCAATGAACTATATCACTCGGTCTTTCGCCGCTCCCCTGCTCTCTCCCACCCTGGCAGTGGCTGCGGCTGGGGCTGCGGCTACGGTGAGGCCGATGCTTACGCCGGCAGGCGGAACGGTTGGCCCAGGGGTGTTCAATGCGTCCGAGCGGGTTAATTTTAGTGTGACCATACAGAACATCACCATCGAAGGCAGCGGTAAACCCGACTACGATGCAAGAAGACTGGCCGAGCGGTTGGGACCTGAGCTGGAGCGTTGGTTTGAGATGCGGGCCAAATACAAGAAGAGCCGTGGTCCGCGTGGAGTGTGATGCGAGATGAAAGTGGCATTAGGCGATGTAGTGTTCCCCCTTGCTCCCCGCCGGGAACTTCCTTTTTCTAACCCCAGGCGGGTTGCTGTTATCGCTATTCCTGGCGCACCTCCTGTTTATCAGGATATGGGCGAAGAGGAAACGGTCATCAGTTGGGAAGGGGCCCTGGTAGGCGACAACGCATATAAGACGGCGATAAGGATTGAAAGCATGAAAGATGCCGGGAAGCCAGTTCAGCTTTTCATAAGCGAGTACCCGGAGCTATGCAAACAGGTTATAATTCGCAACTTTCCCTGGAAGCTCGTGAGGCATGGATTAGTGGAATACAGCATTGAGCTGCTGGCAGTAATGCCTCCCCCGAAAGTAGCCCCGCCTGTGCAGGAGCAAACCGGAGAAACCGGGGGCGGAACGCAGGCGAGCGGGGCCAAAAGCCAGGGCGGTAGTAAGGAGTATATCGTCAAGCCCGGTGATACCCTGTGGGCAATCGCCCAGCAGTATCTTGGGAGTGGGCCAAGGTGGAGGGAGATAGCCGAGGCAAATAACATAGTTGACCCGCGCAAGCTACGGGTTGGACAAAGGCTGGTGATTCCGGCGTGATACCGAGAGCCTACATCACCATTGACGGCGTGCCGGTGCGCTGGAGCGACATCATCAGCCTGACCTGGGAGAGCACCCTTTACCTTGCTGCCGACTCGTTAGAGGTAGAGCTTTGCAACCGGGAATTGCTCTCTGATTGGCTGCGCAAAAATCAAGAGACAAAACTATACCTCGGCTACGTTAAAGACGCCCAAAGCTGGAGCGCGAAGGAACTGCGCTTTTGCTTTGCAGGGAAAATAGACGGGGTTAAACCCCGCTTCGCCGGTGAGGGCGAAACTGTAACCCTCATGTGCCGGGACTTTAGCCGGGACCTGATAGATACCGAGTACAGCATAGCCTATGCAGAACGTACCGCATCGCAAATTGCGGAAATGCTGGCTCAAAAACACGGCCTGGTCCCGCAGGTGACCCCGACCACCGACATCCTGGAGAGGGATATTTTTCATGATACTACTGAGTGGAAAATGCTTCAGGAGCTCGCCGAGCGTGAGGGTTATGTCTGCTACGTCAAGAAGGAGAAAAAACTGGTCTTCGCTCCTCGGGCCGAAGAAGCAGAGATAGTGGGCCGCTACGTCTGGAAGAAGAACGTTGTAAGTGCTGATTTCGACGATTCCAGCGTGGGGGTATACAACAAGGTTACCGTGCGGCACTGGACCAAGAAGCAGCGAATAGAAGCATCAGCCCAGGACGACTTCCTCATTCAGCAAATGGGCCGAGTAGTCGAGCGCGTTATCTACGATTCGCAGATTAAAAGCTACGCCCAGGCAAAGGAGAAAGCCGAGAAACGGCTGAAGGAGCTATCCCGTCAGGTAATCACGGGCGAGCTGACTGTGGTCGGCGACCCTGCGTTGGAGGCGGAAAAGAGGGTTATCCTGGAGGGCTTTGGTAGGTTTTCGGGGACCTACTACATTAACCGGGCAATTCACCGCTTTGGTGTTAGCGGCTATACCGTAGACCTTTCGGTGACAAACATAAGGCCGCAGGATGCCCAGCAGTATCGCCAGGACCTTTATAACTATCAGAACAAGAAGATGTAGGATGGTGAAGCTATGGCACAGTTGACGTTTCCGCAGGCTGGGATAATCACGTCGCTGGATGTTCAAAAAGGCCAGGCTAAGGTTTTTATTCCGCTCTTGGGAGTAGAAACAAGCTGGATACCGGTAGCGACAGGTCTGCTCTATGAAATAAAGGCAAAGATGACCTCTATTTCGACATCGAATGCCGAGGCAACAAACGGAAGCGTGTCCGCTCCAATCCCTTGCCCTGGTACCTTTAGTTCATGGACTGCAAGTCAATTGAGCGCACCTACTGGAACTGTAGAGCGAGTAGATTGGGGTACCTTGAAGGTCGGAGACGAGGTAGTGGTAGTCTTCCTCAATGGCGACATAAACAGCGGCGTGGTCATTGCCCGGCTTTAAGGCTTTAAGGTGGTGATGTAGTTGAGCATTTATGGCAGAGATTTAACCGGCGAGGTGGTCAAAGGAGACTATGAGCTAACCGACGGGCTTGATAATCTCAAGGCCGCTATCTTACGCCGGTTGGAAACACCTAAAGGGGCGCTTTTTGCTCATCCTGACTACGGAAACCCGGCCTGGGACCTGCTCTCTGAGGAAATGAACGAGGATTGGGCCGTGCGGGTAGTAGCAGCAATAAGGGAATGCTTGGAGCAGGAACCGAGGGTGCAGCGGGTTGATGTATCTTATGAGCTTTTTCCTGAAACAAGAACGGCCAGGTTTTATATCTACTTCGTGTCCATCGAAAGCCAGGTGGCCGAAAACCTTATCTGGGAGGTGACGACCGGTGCCGCTTAATACCAAAACGTTTGACCAGATAGTGAACGAGATATTTGCCCGGCTAACAGCAGCAGGGATAACTGATTTTAATCCCGGTTCCGTGGCCAGGACGTTGGTAGAAGCCTTTGCCTACGGACTTGATGAAGTCTGGTATGCCATCTCCCAGGTGCCTGATAAGTTCTTTATTGATAAGGCCACCGGCGAATGGCTGGACAGGCGGGCTTGGGAGTGGGGATTAACCCGCAATCCTGGTACAAAGGCGAAAGGGAACGTGATAGTGTCCCGCTCCACCCCGGCCCCATTCGGCCAACTTATCCCCAAAGGAACGCAGTTTGCCTATGGTGATTTGGTTTACCAGAGCACCCAGGATGCAGAACTGCCTCAAGGAGCAACCGAGGCAGCAGTACCAGTGGAAGCTGTGGCGGTGGGTAAAGCGTATAACCTGCCCGCCGGCGTTGAGTTGAAACAGGTTGGGGTTGCGATAAGCCTAATTGAAACCGTGCGGGTGGCCCCCGAGGGAATAACTGGAGGGGTTGACCCAGAAAGCGACGAGGAGCTGAGACAAAGAATTATGGCCACTATCAAGAATCCGATACGCGGTGGTACGAAACGTGATTATGAAACGTGGGCCCAGGCCGCCGGAGCAAAAGTAGCAAAATGCATACCGGCTGCACGTGGTCCCGGAACGGTTGATGTATTGGTAATTACCCAAAGCGGCTTACCGGATGAGCAATTCCTGCAACAGGTACAAGCGTATATCGAAGAGCGCCGGCCTCTGGGAGCCGATGTGCGGGTAATCGCCCCACAGGTGCTGCAAGTGAATATTACGGCAACAGTGATGATAGCTTCTGGCTACTCTCAGTACGAGGTAATCAATAACATCAATAGTGCCCTGGCGGCTTATATCGCTTCAATTCCCATTGGTGGAATAATCAGGCCAACAGCAATAGGCAGCACCATTCTTGGTGTGCAGGGTGTGGAAGATTACACGTTGGCTGCCCCAACATCTAATATTACGCTTGCGCCCGACCAGATTGCCCAGCTAGGGCAAGTACAGATAACAGTTGCTTAAGGGGGTATGAGAAATGCCCCTATTTCCATGGGAGCATGAAAAGTTACTGCCCTTATTAGAAGCGGCAGATGTGCAGATTGAAGACCTTTTTGCGGCGTTGGACGATGTGGTATCTCAGCTTTTCTTGTTAACCTCGACATGGGGGGTAGAATTCTGGGAGCAGCAAGTGGGGTTGTCTTCGACGCCGGAAGCTCCATTGGAACTTCGGAAAGCGCGAGTGCTCTCAAGGCTCAGGGCTTCCGGTGGTATTACTGTACAAGACTTAAGCAATGCCTTAAAAGTCCTGGGGTTTGTGAATGCGAAAGTAGAAGAGATGATAAAGCAAAGTCCAAGGCCACTATACGATGGTACCCAGTACCACGATAACGGCGTTCGAGAGGCAGCCTGGTGGGCGCACTACAAGATAAAGACCGATTTAGAAGAATGGCGCTCTTTTACTGCAACGGATAAAGCAGAAATTATTGCCATTACAGAAGAGGTTGCCCCCGCTCACATGGTCCTTGCCGCGATAGGGTTGTTATTGGCAACCGAAGATAAGTTGAATTTAAGTGAAAGCATAGGATTAAGTCATATTCGCACAAAAATTCAACACCTTCTTCTTGGCGACAGAAGATGGCACAACGGAGATGCTCGCACCGGCAGCTATGGTCCGGCTATCGAGGGCGATGCACCACCAAGACTTGAGCTTGCAAGCAGGATAACCGACCGGTCCTTTGGGGAAGAGGGATACGCACCATTAACGCACGGCGGGGAAAGGTATAGGCACACTGGCAGCTTGTTACGACAACCCTTATATTTTTACGATGGCAGTGAGACCCATGTCGGAGTAGGACTAAGGCAAATGGGTTGGGCATGGTATGGCGATTGCGCCCTGCTCCATAACGGAGCAATAGCTTATGGCGGCTCCAGGACGCACGATGGCACTATTAAGCATGGTGTGGCCGGTGACGGCATGACTCTTACCGTCCGTAGGAAACGCCAGCCAGTGCTCGCGGCTTAAGGAGGTGAAAAAATGGAGAAGGCTACTGACGTTATACCGCTGCAAGGCGAGCTAAAAATAGTAGTTCGCCGGCGTGGGAAGGTTGTGGAAGAATGGCAGGATAAAAACCTTATCGTGAACCTCCCGCGCCAGCGAATAGCAAAGCTTTTGGCCGAGGGAGCCGGGTCCTTGCCAAAGATAACACAGATAGCAGTAGGGACTAACTCAACCCCTCCCAGTGGCAGCGATACGCAGATTACATCCGCTTTTGTGAAGCCGCTGAGCGGGTTTACCTATGTTGACCCGCAGACAGTACGCTTCGATTTCATTATTTTGGAGAGCGAGGCAAACGGGAAAAACATCGTAGAGTTTGGTCTCATTGCTGCCGACGGCACCTTATTTGCCCGCCGCACAAGGACGGGGGCCATTGTCAAAGATGCTGATGTTGAAATAGAAGGCTCTTGGACCATCTACATTTAGGAGGTGACCTTTAATGGCAAATATCACTGAAAGCGCAGTCTGGGAAAGCGGTATATACCAGATTGAAGCGACCGACCCGGTGCAAGGCGGCCCGGACGGCATTGATAACCGCCCACATAAGCAACTCGCCAACCGTACTCTCTATCTTAAACAGCAGCTAGATGCCTTACAAAGCGAAGTTTCAACCGCTCGCGGAGGGTACGCAAATCTGGATGCGAGACTGGACGCCCTGGAGACCCAAACGCTGCAAGGTGAGAGCACTTTCAATAGCACGTCTGGTCGCACCATTACGCATAACCTGGGACATACGAACTATATTGTGAACGTCATTCCCCTGGCTGACACCAAAGGAGATTTAGGGGATGTATGGGTCTCGAAGGCTGCCAATGCCTTTACTGTTTACAATACAGGTGGATTCACCGGCGCATTCCGTTATCAACTGATTACCTGATTTAGGAGGGATAGATGGTGATTATTCAACATGACCCCAGCAAACCCAATGAGGCTATTAGACTTGCGGCCAATAAGTTGGTTGTAGTTCCATTTTCGGCAGGCTCAATTAATTGTGCCGGCGGCACGTTCGACCTGGAGCCGTATCAAGGTAAGGCATTCAGGCTTTACCTTGAAGAAGACGGTTCGCTTTCAACTGACATAAACCGCGACCACTTTTGTTCAACTGACATAAACCGCGACCACTTTTGGTTACTTGTAGAAGTAATCCTGCCTCCACAGCGATATGAGAGCGTGCCCACAAATGAAGTTGACCAGAACGGCACGACCATCTACAAATCGGTGCCGGTGCCCCTTAATTTGGAGGCCGCCGATGTGCAGGTAATAGTATTTCCCTTACCGGAGGTGGTATAAATGCCCAATATCTCGAAGCTTAGTTTAGCAGCGTTACGTGACCAGATTAACGCAGGCACCAGGGAGGTAACCTTTAAAACCGATGATGGAGCCCTAACCCAAATGGTCTATATTCCCAAGTTCCGCATCCCAGCCGGGATTTGGGATAATGGGCAGTTCCCGCCCCAGGATTTGCTTTTAGGCGGATTCTTTGTTGACAAGTACCAATGTAGCCACAAGAATGCGACCAGCACTTCAAGGGGTATCGGTGCCAATCCGACCATTACTGCTGGGTCTACCACGGATGTGGCGGTATCTTTACCCGGCAAGGTACCCTGGACGGAAATAACTCTAGACAATGCAAAGAAGGCGTGCGAGAACCGCAAAATCAATGGTGTATCCTGCCACCTTATGACTATGAAGGAATGGGCTACCCTGGCCTTTCTCATCAGGCTCCTGGGACACGATGTACGCGGTAACAATTATTATGGCCGTGATATTAGAGACCCGAACAGCTTTGAATACTATGGGGTACCTGACGTTTCAATAGGCGGTACGCCGGGGAGCTCTGGTTATCCTTACTACGGCAATCAGGTTGCACGTGTTCTAACAGGTACGGGTCCGATTAGCTGGTCTCACAATGGCATGGCTAATGGAGTATTTGACCTGGTAGGTAACGTTTGGGAGTTTATCGACTTTACCATAGATACCGGCATTTACACAGCAAAGAAAACCGCTGTTATCCAGGACGCAGACGGCATAACTGCCACCGATACCGCCATAGTTATTGCTAACGTGCAGAACCCGGAGCTCTGGCCCGCTACCGATGGCTTGGTGTTAATTAAGGCTGAGGGAACTAACACCGATGAGTACGTAAGGTATAGTAATTTTGTTAATAACGGCAACGGCACCTATACCCTAACAGGCTGCCAGAGAGGTCAAGAAGGCACCACCGCCGGCCCTCACGGGAACGGAGCACAGGTAATCCAGATGACCGACTACTGCCTGATTCCGGGTGGATATAGTGCTGTCATTGCGGATAGCGGCCTGAACAATACTACTAACCCCGCTACTTTCACATATTCGAAGCTAGTCTTGGGGCCTGGTAAGACTGGTCCTGCGGTCGGGGATGTACTACAAGTTGAGAATGAACAAATGACGGTAACGGCGGTAAACGGTAATCAGCTGACGGTCAATCGTGGAGCTAACGGTTCTACTATTGCCGCCCATGCCCAGGGCGTGAAGTTTGCGTGCATTTCGCCGCAGATGAGTAACAATGATGCAGCCTCGACAGACACTAACTACGGAGCTTGGCAGTTTGGTAAGTTTCTCACAATGCGTACTGAGCTTGAGTTGGCCGCCCTAGCCTTGCCAGCCACTGTAAACTCCAGTGGCAATGAGGAATGGAAAGACGGTTTCTGGGCGCGTTGGAAAGGCCAGCGGGTCGCTCTCCGTGGCGGGACCTGGAGCAATGGGGCCGGTGCTCGGGCTGCGTTCGCTCTGGACCTGAGCTCTCCGGTCGGCTTCTGGATCGGCTACATCGGCTTCCGCGCCGCTTTAAGTTTGTAATCTGAAATCTGAAATTCTGGTAATCTGGGGGCGGAGCGATAGCGAAGCCCCCAATCCGAAATTAGAGGTAGGAGAAATGCAGGAGTTAAAGATAAGACAAAAGTGCGAAGACATGATTGCTTACGGCTATACCGCTCTTCGCCAGTTCCCCAAAAGCGAGCGTTATACTTTGGCGGCTGACATTAAAAAGTCGATGTATAGGCTCCTCAACCTCATTATCGCTGCCAACAAGAAGTATTATAAAAAGACCACGTTTCAAGAAATGGACGTGGAACTCGATTACCTGCGCTCGCTTATACGGTTGGCTATGCAGCTCGGCTTTCTACCGTTTAAGAAATACGAAAACTGGGCTGCAATGCTTAACGAGATAGGCAAAATGCTTGGCGGATGGATGAAATCCATGCGCTGAAGCTTTTTGTAGGGGCCGGGTTGCAATGCGCGGGTCGCTCTCCGTGGCGGGAACTGGAACAATGGGGCCAATGCTCGGGCTGCGTTCGCTCTGAACCTGAACAATCCGGTCGGCAACTGGAACGGCAACATCGGCTTCCGCGCCGCTCTGCCTGGCAAGCCAGAAGTCGAAACCCTACGGGGTTTCGTCCAGTGCGCAGGCAAAGGAACCCGGTTCCTTGTCGCGCCAGCTTGTCTGGCCGGCAAAAAACATAAACAGGTAGCGGGTGGTAAGTAACCTTGCAAGGTGAAAATCATCCGCTACCGCCCTCAATGGGGGTGAGGAATTGTCGAAAACATATAACAACCTCTATCCGCTCATTTATGATTTTGAAAACTTATACCGAGCATACCTGAAAGCCAGGCGTAACAAAAGGTACCAACAAGAGGTCCTTGCCTTTACGGCAAACTTAGAAGAGAACCTTCTGCAAATCCAAAACGAGCTTATTTGGAAGACCTACAGAACCGGACCGTACCGGTTCTTTTATGTTCATGACCCCAAGACCAGATTAGTCGCTGCATTGCCATTCAAGGACCGAGTGGTGCAACATGCCCTTTGCAACATCATTGAGCCAATTTTTGAGTCCCGGTTTATTTATGATAGTTACGCCTGTAGGGTTGGCAAAGGTACCCATGCCGGCGCGGATAGGGTAACGCAGTTTCTTCGTATAGCGCAGCGTAAATGGGAGCGTGTTTACTGCTTAAAAGGAGATATAGCCCAATACTTCCCGAGCATTAATCATGCCATCTTGAAGGCTATAATCAGGAAACGGATTACCTGTCCTGATACCCTTTGGCTGATTGATGAGATTATCGACAGCGGCGGCGATGGCAGCGACTGTCCCAGAGGTCTCCCTATCGGGAATTTGACTTCCCAGCTATGGGCCAATGTTTATCTTGACCAACTTGACCATTTCGTAAAGGAGGTCCTTCGGGAAAGGTACTATGTGCGCTATATGGACGACTTCGTTATTATTGGAGGGGATAAACGGCACCTATGGGAAGTCAAGAAGGAAATCGAAGGGTTTCTGGCCGATAAACTGGACTTACGTCTCAATGACAAAACAGGAGTATGGCCTATTAGCCAGGGAATTGACTTTCTTGGGTATCGTATTTGGCCAACACATAGGTTGGTTAGGAAGTCCAGCATAAAAAGGATGAAGCGGAAGCTCAAGGCTTTCCAGCGTAAGTTTCGGGAAGGCCGTATTAGCTTAGATAAGATTAACGCGACAATCCAATCCTGGCTCGGGCATGTGAGCCATGCTAATAGCTACAATTTGCGGCGAAAGCTGCTCGAAAACTTTGTATTAACAAGAGGAGGGGATGCCGATGAGAAAAAACAACGCCAACCCGGGAGGTGACGCCTATGCCCGGCCCTGAACTCGCCCAGTACGGCATTGCTTTTTTCGCCGTAGCTGGGCTTATCTATATTATTAGTCGCTGGATTGAGCGCAGAGATGAGATAAACCTGGCGGAGGTAGTGCAGAACAATACAAAAGCCTTGGAGCAAGTGACGGCTGTGGTCCAGGCTATTCAGATAAGCCTTACCCGGCAGGAGGCTAAAATTGATGAGCTATTAGAAAGAGCAAGGCGGTGAGGGGTGATGAGAGGCTTTTGGAACGACCCGGACGGCTGGAGCCTAGCGGACCTGGTAACCGTTCTGGTGCTCCCTGTCTGGATGTACGTGGCGATAAAGTTTGCGCTATCGCATGACCTTTCTGGCAACCAGGTGGATTATTTTTTGGTCCTCTCCTACCCGCTCCTTATCGCGGTTGGGGGCAAGGCTATTAGTAACCTGCCGCTTCCCTGGCCAAGGCGGAGCGGCTTTACTGTTGCCCAGCAGGGGTATTATCAGCAACCTTATTATTACCAGGAACAACAGAGCCCCACGATACAGGCGCCGGAAGTAGCCCCAGAAGCTGTGGCACCGGACGGGGCTCCTGAGAAGCCGACTATTTAGGAGGTGGTATCGTGCGTATTGTAATAGACCCAGGCCATGGTGGCTCTGACCCTGGCGCGGTCGGACCTAATGGCCTCAAAGAGGCCCATGTAAACCTTGCGGTGGCGCTGAAGATAGCCGAAAAGCTACGCAAAGCCGGCGTGGAGGTGAAGCTTACTCGCACCAGCGACGTTTTTGTTGACCTCCAGCCTCGGTGCAATATTGCAAATTCTTTTGGTGCGGACTACTTCGTGAGCATCCACTGCAATTCCGCTGGAACGCCGGAAGCAAAGGGCACCGAAACCTATTGCTATAAGTTTGGTGGCCAAGGAGAAGTCCTCGCAAAAGCTATCCAAGCCGAGCTCATAGCAGCCACAGGCCGTGCTAACCGCGGGGTTAAAACGGCCAACTACTACGTTTTGCGCCGGACCAACATGCCGGCAGTGTTGACGGAGCTGGCATTTATCAACAACCCAGAAGAAGAGCGACTATTAGCGGACCCTGCTTATCAGGAAAAATGTGCTGCCGCTATTGCCAAAGCTATAGGCAAAGTAACTGGCATTCAAATCATTCAGGAGATGCTTTCCATGGGCAGCGTGTTTAGGGATGTACCCGACCACCACTGGGCTATTGAAGATATTAAGTGGGTAAAGGAAAAGGGACTGATGCGCGGAGATGGACAAGGCAACTTCGGATTGGGTAAACCACTCACGCGGGAAGAAGCAGCAGCAGTATTGCATCGATTCGCCAAACTGTTGGGGGTGCAGTAAATGGAAGATAAGTTGGTCCAACTCGCCTATGACCTATTAGCTATTCTTATTCCTACCTTGGCCGCCCTGGCGGTGGAATATCTGCGCAGGCGGTTGGGGACCGAAAGGGTCAAACGCATTCAGGAAGAGCTGGCAACGAAGCAGGAACTTGCAATCCTGGCCGTACGCTTCGTGGAGCAGGTCTACAAGGACCTGCACGGTCCCGACAAGTATCAAAAGGCCGCCGAGTGGTTGGTAGCCAGAGCACAGGAGCACGGGTTAAAGCTTACGGCAGATGAGATTAAAGGCCTGATTGAAGCTGCCCTACGCCAACTCAAAGATGCTTTCGGGAACGAATGGGCCAAACAGGTACAGTAAAGATTACGCCCCGGTCAAGAGGCCGGGGCTTTTTTATTCTTCCAGGACTTTCAAATACTGATTAAGTACGTTAAAATATCGAGGTAAGGGTACATGCTTCCCCTGCTCCCAGTGCCGTAGAGTTTTAACGTCAACGCCTATAATCTGGGCGAATTCTTCTTTCGTGAGGCCGTGAAACAAGCGAGCTTTCGTAATGCGCTGTCCCAACGTGTTTTCAGGTAGCGTTTCAAAACACCCGAGATAAGCGATAGGCACCCCCAGCACCTGGGCCAGCTTTCGCAGGTTTGGGAGAGATGCGGTTGTCCTCCCGGCTTCGAGGCTGCTTATAGTAGCAGTGGTCAACCCGGTTGCATCGGCCAGGTCCCGAATGGTCAT